TCGACTCCTTTTCCAGCCGGTCAGATTTTTTCTACACCCTTAAATGCGAAGAGCCCCATATCGGGATCGCCAGAGAACTACCTATGGGGTCGCCCTGACGCCGATGGTTTCACCATCCAGGTGGACATTTTCTCAGCCACCGCTGCGGAGGCCAGAGATGCAGCAAAGGCCATCAGGGACGCTATTGAGCTTTCAGCTTATGTAGTCCGCTGGGGAGGGGAGTCTGTTGACCCTGATACCAAGACCTACCGAGTCAGCTTTGACGTCGACTGGATAGTCCAGCGATAGACCAACCAATACCGACCAACCCGCCTTGAGCGGGTTTTTTTGTGCTTCAAGAAACCCGCCACAGGAGAAACACAATGGCAATTTTGGCTCAAGGAACCCAGATCTATGGCCTGGTTCCGTCCAGAGATTCTAGCGGCAGCCCGACTGGTGATTACGAAGTAATCGAGGTCGAGTGCGCAACCGCGTTCAACCCCGGCGGCAACCCCGCCGACCAGATCGAAACCACATGCCTTAGCGAAACTGTTCGGCGCTACCTGCGCGGACTACGCACGCCGGGACAGGCTTCGCTGACCCTCAATGCTGACCCGCGCAACAGCTCCCATATCCGCCTCTACCAATTGTCCGAGTCTGACGACCAGATCGACCAGGACATCGCTTTTGCGGTTGGCTGGTCTGACGGAATCGGCATTGCACCCACCGAGGCTCAGGACAGCAACGGCGACTGGGATTTCGTTCTGCCACCGACGCGCACTTGGTTCGTCTTCCGCGGCTATGTGAGCGACTTCCCGTTCGACTTCGCAGCCAACGCTGTAGTGACCTCTACCGCAACCATTCAGCGCTCCGGCGGTTCCGCCTGGGTACTCAAAACCGCTTAAGGAGTGGCCATGCATCTGTCGATTGATTCCCTTAAAGAAGCTGGCGCCTTCACTGGCGCCCCCATCGAAAAAGAGATCGCCTGGAAGCAGGGTGATAAGGAACTGACTGCAACCGTGTACGTCCGGCCCCTGTCGTACAGCACCGCTGTTTCTGACCTTCTGGCCATGAATGGCAAGGTTGATGGCCTAGCGGGTCGGATTGCTGCGTCAATCGTGGATGAAAAGGGTAAGCCGGTATTCACGCCGGCAGATATCACCGGAGAGGCCGACCCCGATCGCGGCGCGCTGGATGGGAACCTGACCATCGCCCTGCTCACCGTTATCGCCGAGGTGAACAACCTGGGAAAGACGACCAGCTCAGCGAACTAGATGAGGTCTGGCATGAGCTGGTGATGTGCGGGATTGGCGGAAGAACCATTGCAGAAGCCAAGTCGCGTCTCACCTACCGGGAGTTCCTGAGCTGGTGCAAGTTTCGGAACAAGCGGGGGAGTCTCCATGTAGGCATGAGGGTAGAGCGCGGAGCAGCACTGCTCGCTGCGCTCTATGCCAACTCACATAGCAAGGAGACGTACAAGCTGTACGACTTCATGCCGTATGAAGAAGAGCCCGCCATCAGTCTAGATCAGGCCCTTGAGACCTGGGCTTAGCCATTCTTTTTTGCCCGGAGCATTCCGGGATTTTTCATTGGAGCCCGCAATGGCATCACGCAGCCTAGGGACGCTTACTCTCGATCTCATCGCCAAGGTTGGTGGCTTCGTGGCCGGCATGGATGCCGCCGAGCGCCGCTCGGAAAAGTGGCGCAAAGAGGTCGAGAAAAATGCGGCAAAGGTGGGGGCTGCGATTGGCGCTGCCACTGCGGCAGGCATCACCGCGCTTGCCGCTCTCACTGTCTCCACCGTCCGCAATGCCAATGAAATCGCAAACCTTGCCAGCGTTGCCAATGCGAGCACGACTGAGTTTCAGAAGTATGCGGCCGGCGCAAAGCTGGTTGGCATTGAGCAAGAGAAGCTTGCTGACATCTTCAAGGATGTGAACGATAAGGTAGGCGACTTCCTCAATACCGGCGGTGGCGCGCTTGCCGATTTCTTCGAGAACGTAGCGCCTAAAGTTGGCGTGACCGCAGACCAGTTCCGGAATCTGAGCGGCCCCCAGGCACTTGGCTTGTACGTCTCAAGCCTGGAAAAGGCCAAGGTCAGCCAGTCGGACATGACCTTCTATCTGGAGGCTATTGCGAGCGATGCGACTGCGCTGCTCCCATTGCTTCGCAATAACGCTGAGGGATTCAAGACCTTTGGTGATGCTGCCCAGGCCGCTGGCGCGATTCTCGACGAGAAGACGATTAAGTCGGCGAATGAGCTTCAGGCCGCAACCTGGCTGGTTGAGCAGAGCGCATCGGGCTTAAAAAACCAACTAAGCACAGCGCTGATACCAATTCTGAGCGATCTCGCTGACTCTATATTCGCCGTGACCAAGGAAGGCACGGCGATGGTGAGTGTTGGCGAATTCGTTGCCGATTCGTTCCGTTGGATAGCGAAGACAGCAATTGGCGCTGTCGCAGCGTTCGAGCTGGTGGGGAAATCGATTGCTGGCGCCGCAGCAACGGCCAGGGCTGCTTTTGATGGAGTGACGTGGCTGGAACTCGCTTCCGGCCCTGCGGGGCTTGCTAAACGCCTGGCGCAAAACTGGGATGGAATCAAGGCCAGTGCCGGCGTTGCAGCAGAAGACCTGTCCGATACGGTCTCCAAGTATGCCGGCATTATGGACAGTATCGACCGCGCCGGAACGGGTGGAACCAATGGGCAGGTAGCCCAGCTTGCCGAAACGCTAGCTTCGCTCCGTGAGCAGGCGAATAAGCCTGGAGCTTTCAAAGCTCTTACCAAGGAGCAGAAGGAAGCTGGGAAAGAAGCCGAGGCTGCTGCTAAGAAGCTGCAAAGTGCCTACGAAACGGTTGAGCAGTCGTATCAGCGACAGATAGCGCTGATCAACACTGAAGTAGACAAGCGCAAGGATGCCACTGAGGTAGCAAAGCTTCAGTTCGAAATCGAGTCTGGCAAGCTGGTTGGCATCAATGCCGAACAGCAGAAACGCTTGAATGGCTTGGCAGAAGAGCTTGACCGCCTGAAGCAACTGAAGCAGGCGAATGAGGATGAGGCGAAGGCTCAGGCTTTCCGTGCAACGCTCAATGAATCCAATGCAACTACTCGCGCAGGATTTGAAATTGAACTGGCCGGATCGGGCAGCGGCGACAGGCTGAGAGAGCGACTGCGCGCAGACCTGGAGATCCAGCAGGATTACAACAAACAGCTTGCCGATCTCCAGAGACAGCTGAACTCCGGTGACATCGGTCAGTCGCTGTACGATAAAGAAACGGACATGCTGCGCCAGGCTCTGGCCGAGCGCCTGGAAATCCAACACGAGTATTACGCTGCGCAGGATGAGGCTCAGAGCAACTGGATGGATGGCGTCACCAGTGCCTGGGAGAACTTCGCCGACGCAGCTACGAACTACTCGGCCATGGCTGCTGATACCACTACCTCGATCCTTGGCAGCGCCAGAAGTGAGCTTGGCAACTTCATGTCCGACGTGGCTACAGGGGCATCAGATGCTGGTGATGCTCTGATGGACATGGTGACAGGGTTCGCCAAGTCCATGGTTCAGGCCCTGGCTGACATGGCCGCCCAGTGGCTAGTCTACCAGGCGGTGCAGTTGGTCGTAGGGAAGACGGCTCAATCGACTGCGGCAATCGGGCTTGTCGCCAATGCTCAGGCAACGGCGTTTCAGGCACAGCTAGCGGCGTTTGCCTCGACGGCTGCCATTCCGGTTGTTGGCCCCGGTCTGGCTGCTGGTGCTGCTGCGGCGGCAGCCGCAGCTACCGCGCCAATGGTTGCTGGAGTTTCTTCGGCGGCCTTCGGGGGCATCGCGCACGGCGGCATCGACAACATCCCGAAGGAGAGTACCTGGCTGCTTGATGCTGGTGAGCGGGTGCTCAGCCCGAACCAAAACAGGGATCTGACTGATTTCCTCAGCAGGGCGGGCGGCGCGAGTGCTTGGGCTGGACAGGCGCCGTCGATCACTATCAACGCTCCGGTCACGGTTAATGCCCAGCCGGGCATGAGCCAAGAGGAAGCTCGAATGCAGGGAGAGGCTGCCGGGCTGGCCTTGCGGGAGGAGGTCCGGAGCGTCATTCGGGAAGAGTTGGGGCAGAACGGTCTGCTTTGGAGGCGATAAGTGGCTGAGACCTTTTCTTACTGCACCCGCCTTGGAGCTACCGGCGAGATTGCCCAGCGCACCTGGCAGAACGACTTCGGGGATGGATACGTTCAGTCCGGCGGAACGGGGATCAACACCAGATCCGAGGCCTGGGATGGAATGACGATCATCGGGCGCCTGGAGGCTGGTGATGATCTCCTGGGCGCCCGCGCCTTTCTGGACCGGCACGAGGGGTACAAGTCGTTCCTGTGGACGCCCCCTGGCGGCGTACAGGGTCGATACCGGTGCAATGGATACAAACTGAGGCCGTTGGGGGGAGGTCTGTACGAACTGAGCTTCACGTTCGTTCAGGTCTTCTACCCGTAACAACCAACCATGAGCGGCGAGGCCGCGGGAGATAGGAATGAACACCCAAACTGCCACCAAAGGTCAGGCTATTAAAAGCCAAGCTGTAGACTCGAAAGGAAATCCAGCTTGGCTTTTACGCTCTGACGGTCAAATAGTGATTTCAGCGCAGTTCGTAAAAGATAGCGCCGTGACCAAGGCTGTTATTCGCGGTTGATATTTTGGATATCAAGAGTGTAAGTGCCTGGTATCACTCCGTCCGGAAATGCCTTTTGGAAAATCTCTAACACGAAGTTGTCTCCTACACCTTGCTGTCTGCATGCCAGTACAGCAATCGCAAGATGTTTTTGGGCTACCTCCGGGTTTGTCTCAGCAGCGATGCGGGCCAAGGCTAGAAGAGTATTGTTTATTTGGCTGACAGCATTGTTGATGTCCGTAATTACAGGCTCACTCATCTTGACCTCCTAGGTCTTTAACCGCGCCGACATTGGCGCCTCCCGATCCCTGGGCCGGCACGCTCAGGGTCGGGACACCCTTGCATGAAGGCACGACGCTACTACCCCGGTAGAACGGTTGCCACTGGCATTTCATCCACGCTGTACAACCTTCCAGCCCGCTTCGCGCGGGCTTTTTCATATCTGGAGAACGCATGGCCTTCAATGCTGATGTGCAGAAGCTTGAGCCGGGGAACCTGATCCGGCTGTTTGAGGTGGATGCGACGCGCCTTGGCGGAAATCTCTGGCGATTCCATGGCCACGCCCAAGAAGGGGAAATCATCTGGCAGGGCAATGTGTACGAGCCGATCCAAATCACCGCAAAAGGCTTTGATATCCGCGGCGATGGTCGACCCGCGTCGCCGACCCTCCAACTGGCAAACGAGCTCGCCGGCATTCGAGGAGCGATATCGGCCATCTGCCTTCAGTTGCGAGACCTCTGTGGCGCCAGGGTGCGGGTGATCGAGACGTGGCGGCACTATCTGGATGCCGCAAACTTCCCTGATGGCAACCCCGATGCAGCCGACGAGGCTCGGGTGGGGATCTGGTTCATTGAGCAGAAGACCGAGGAAACCCGGGAGCAGGTCACCTTCGCGCTCAGCAGCCCTATCGACATGGAGGGGCAGATGCTACCGGCCCAGCAGATCACCAAGCTTTGCCGGTGGGCGTGCCGAGGTCAGTATCGAGGAGAGGCTTGCGCCTATACCGGCGCTGCCCTCTTCACGAAGAAGGATGAGCCTACCGATAACCCGGCTCTCGATCGGTGTGGCGGCCGCTGGAGCAGTTGCAAGCTGCGCGGCAACACCAACCGCTTCGGCGGTTCCTTGGGGGCAAGTTTGATCGTTTCGTCGAGGTAAGCATGCGCATCAGTCAAAAGCTGCAGTGTCAGATCCTGGCGCACGCCGAAAGCGTCTACCCGAGCGAGGCGTGTGGCGTATTGCTCAAGACCGATAGCGGCCGAGAATACGCGCCTTGTGGCAACCTGGCGGTCAGTGATCGCGAAAACTTCGTCATGGATCACCGGGACTACGCAGCAGCAGAGGACCGCGGCGAAGTAATTGCCGTCATCCATAGCCATCCTGACAAGGCTCCGATCCCGAGCATGGCCGACCGGGTCAGTTGTGAGCTTCACGGATTGCCGTGGGGAATCATCGGGCTGCCGGGTGGGGAAATGACCTGGTTCAAACCATCAGGTTATCGTGCCCCGTTGCTTGGCCGAGAGTTTTCCCACGGCTTGCTCGACTGTTGGGGCGCCTGCCGGGATTGGTACGAGCGAGAAGCTGGGTTGGCGCTGCCGAACTTCGAGCGCAAGGACCTTTGGTGGGAGGTCAAGGACGGATCGAGCCTGTACGAGGACAATTACGAGAGTGCCGGTTTCTATCGCGTTGAAGACCTGCGCCGCGGCGACATGCTGGTGTTTCAGGTGCCCACTCCAGGGAGGCCTTGTTATCACCCGAACCATGCCGCGATCTATCTCGGTGCCGATCCTTGCTTGCGAAGTGAAGAGGCTCCAGCGCTGGGCGGCTCGGGTCCGTTCATCTATCACCACATGGCGGGTCGCGCGGCCACACGCGAAATCTACGGCTGGTCCATGGCCAACAGGGTCCGGCTGATCCTTCGCCACAAGGACTTCCTCCAATGAAGACCGTGCGACTGTATGGCGCGTTGCGCCGTGAATTTGGCCGTGAGTATGTGCTCGATGTATCAGGGCCGCGAGAGGCCACCATTGCCCTGGCCAGCATGGTAGATGGTTTCGAGAAATTCATGCGAGCCGCAGAAGAGCGCGGGATGCGGTTCGCGGTTTTCGTAGGGCGGCGAAATCTTCGCGAAGAGGAGCTTGACCTGGCCGGAGCCGGCGAGTCGGTCATCCGCATCGTGCCAGTCATCCAAGGCAGCAAGAGTTCCGGGATTTTTCAGACGGTCCTGGGAGCGGCGTTGGTCGTTGCGGGCTATTTCACGTTCGGCACCACCTCGGCAATAGGCGTTGCAATGATGGCTGGCGGCGCTGGCCTGGCGCTTGGTGGCGTTGCCCAGATGCTGGCCCCGTCAACTCAGGCTTCCGCCGCGAAGAACGAGGATGGGAATAACCCGAGCTATGGATTCGGTGGCGCCATGACCACTATTGCTCAGGGCAACCCATACCCAGTGCTTTACGGAGAGCGAGAGATCGGCGGCGCCGTCGAGTCGGGCGGGGTCTACACGGAAGACCAGCTCTAGCACGACTGCTGCCAGACCCCGCCTCGGCGGGGTTTCTTGTTTCTGGAGATCAAAAATGTCTGTTGTGACCAAGAATCGCCATCAGCCTTTGCGTGGAAGCAAGGGGGGCAGCTCCAAGCCGAAGCAGCCGCACATCGCCCAGAACGGCGTCGCATCGCTGTCCACTGCTCGGATCGTGTATCTCCTGAGCTGGGGGCCGATTGTTGGCCCAGTCAATGGACTTAAGTCGATCAAGCTTGACGGTACTCCGATCCAGGCAGAAGACGGCACGCTGAACTACCCCGACGTGAAGTGGCAGTTTCGACCGGGCGAGTTAAATCAGGAGCGACTGGAAGGTGTAGCGGAGTCCAGCAACGAGATTGCGGTGGGCCAGACCTTGCTCAGCACGCAGCCCTACATCTACACCGTCACGAACGCCACGGCGGATGCGGTACGCGTGCGCCTGTCCTGGCCCAACCTGCAGGCGCAGGATTCGTCCGGGAACATCAATGGGGTGCGTATTGAGTACGCGATCGATGTCGCCACGGATGGCGCTCCTTACCAGACCGTACTCAGCACGTTTGTCGACCGGAAGAACGTTACGACTTACTACCGTTCTCATCGGATCAACCTGCCGGCAGGAGGGCACTGGGCGGTTCGCGTGCGGCGGATCACGCCGGAGGCGAACAGCTCTCTGGTCCAGGACACCATGGTGCTGACTGCGATAGCTGAAGTTGTCGACAGCAATCAGGAGTTTCCGCTCACCGCCGTTGGCTGCGTGGAGTATGACGCCCAACAGTTCGGGGGCGACTTTCCGAAGTTCTCTGCGCTCATGCGCGGGCGGATCGTGCGGGTTCCGATGAACTATGACCCTGAGACTCGGACCTATTTTACCGGCGGCCCCGGTACCACGAATGGCGTTTGGGATGGCACCTTCAAGGAGGCTTATTCCAACAATCCGGCCTGGGTCTTCTATGACCTGGTATTGAACCCCTATTACGGCCTGGGTGAGCGCATCGACCAGAGCATGGTCAACCGTTGGGCCCTCTATCGCATTGCGCAGTACTGCGACCAGTTGGTTCCGGATGGGAAGGGCGGTCAAGAGCCTAGGTTCACTTGCAACCTCTATCTTCAGAAGCAAGAGGAGGCGTATGCCGTTCTTCAGGATCTCGCTGCAATCTTTCATGGGTTGGCGTTCTGGGATGGTAGCCAGATCACTGTCAACGCCGACATGCCTCAGGACCCGGTTTACACCTATACCACGTCGCAGATTCTGAACGATGGTGTGGTTGCGTATTCGGGGACACGGACGCGAGACCGCCATTCGCTGGCGATGGTCTCTTGGGACAACCCGGCCAATGCGTTCGAGACAGACAAGGAGCCGGTCTTCGACGAGGATGCGATTATCGAGCTTGGCGGGATCGTCAGGGAGGTATCGGTCGGGGCTCTCGGCTGCACCAGCCAGGGTCAGGCGCAGCGGGCGGGGCAGTGGGCGCTTCTGACTGAGCAGTTGCAGACTCGTGGGGCCGTCTGGAAGGTTGGCCTGGATGGATTCATCCCGCGGCCTGGACAGGTGGTGGCTCTGGCAGACCCCATGCTTGCCGGTCGTGCGAATGGCGGCAGGATCTCGGCGGTATCTGGACGAGCAATCACCGTAGACCGAGATGTGGATATCCCGGTCGGCGCGCGGCTGCGAGTCAACCTGCCCAGTGGGCGCTCGGAAGCCAGGGCGATTCAAGGTCATGACGGACGCGTCATAACGGTGGTGGCCGACTTCAGTGAAGAGCCTTCCCCCGAGAGCGGTTGGGCGATCGACTACGACGACCTGGCCCTGATGCAGTTCTACGTCAAGAACGTGACAAGACCAAGTTGGGAGCAATTCCAGCTTGAGGTTATCCAGCACGAGCCCGGCAAGTTTGATGCGATCGATCACGGGGCGATCATCGATTCTCGGCCGATCAGCGTCCTCCCGTCCGGGGTGCAGGATCCACCTGCACGCGTATTGATCTCGCAGCACATCGCGGTCGAGCAAGGCCTGGCGGTCACGATCATGACCATCGCCTGGGACGCGGCACCGGACGCGGTAGCGTACGACGTAGAGTGGCGCTGGGGCTCGCGCGAGTGGGTCAGGGTTCCGCGTACGGGGGAGCTGATGGTGGAAGTACGTGGGGTATACACCGGCCAGTACCTTGCGCGCGTGCGGGCTGTGAACTCCATGAACGTGTCGTCGATCCCAGCGAACTCGGTGTTGACCGACATCACCGGCAAGACCGGCGCGCCGCCGGCGCTGGCGTTCCTGCGTACCACCAGCGGACCGTGGAAGATCGGCCTGGAGTGGGGATTCCCGGCCAGTGGCGCGGCGGACACCGCCTACACCGAGATCCAGCAGTCGGTCACCCCGGGCGGCAGCGAACAGAACGCAACTGCCCTGGGCTTGTTCGCATACCCGACCGACACCCACACGCTGACCTCGCTGGCGGCCGGCGCTCGCCTGGCCTTCCGCGGGCGCCTGATCGACCGTACCGGCAATGTCGGCCCCTGGTCGACCTGGGTCGACGGCATCAGCTCGACGGATGCGAGCGAGTACAACGAACTGATCACCAAGGAGTACGTCGAGTCAGCTCTGGGCGAGCAGTTTTTCGCCGACATCGATCAGATGCAGGTCGATATCAGTGGCCTGCAGGACCAGATCGACAATCTGGCCGATGTGCTGGCCTACGACCCGACGAAGACCTACGCGAAGAACGATATCGTGCGGGTCGGCAACCGGCTGTATCAGGCGAAGCAGGCGGTGCCGCTCAACGCCTCGCCGCCGAACGCGACCTACTGGGCCGACATCGGGCAGTCGATCGAGACGGCCAACGGTCTGGCTCAGCAGGTGGCCACCAACACCGCGGATATCACCGAGCTCGACGGTAAGGTCGAGGCGGCGGCTTCGAGCCTGGATGTTCTGCAGGCTGCCGCCCGCCGGGAGCCGGCGACCGGAGAGAAGGCGGATGCGCTGAAGGGCTGGGACACCATTGCTCGAGCAGCCACCGAAGTCACCGTGCGGGCGAACGAGGACGAAGCGCAGGCGAAGCGGACGAGTCTGTTGGAGGCCAGGACGGCAACTGCAGAAGGGCGCATTACCACCGTTGAGCAGGTGACCGCTAGCGATAGGCAGGCCACCGCTCAGCGCATTGACCAGTTGTCAGCGGAGGTGGGTAGCAACAGTGCGGCAATCCAGACGACGTCCCAGGCAGTGGCCTCTCTGGATGGGAACGTTCAGGCGCTCTACAGCGTAAAGCTCCAGGCCCATGCCAATGGGCAGTCGTACGCCGCTGGCTGGCAACTGGGCTTCGACAGCGGAACGAGCGTGACGACCATGGCGTTCCAGGCTGATCGGTTCCTCTGGTTCAACAGTTCCAGCGGGCAGACCGTGGCGCCGGTCTCGATCGTCGGAGGCCAGATGTTCATCAACAACGCGATGATTCAGGACGGATCGATCACCAATGCAAAGATCGGCAACGTGATTCAGTCGACCGTACTCGGCGCCAACGGCGAGCCGCTGTGGAAGCTGGATAAAGGGGGAAGTTTGACGATGAACAGCGCGACATCCGGGGGCTTCATGAGGCAGACGGCGGAGG